ACTCTGGAGATTCGGGGCGATGTTGTCTACATAGAGTGTTGTCATCCTGCGATCTCCATGACGTGTAAGTAGCTCGTATTAGTTGCGGTTATACTTATACCAACTTCTGCGCCGCCTGCTGTACGCCCTTGGAATACATGAGTTGTAGCCGATCCGTCCGTATTGTTTTTAAAACTTGTCACTGCAACCATCATGTGATGCCAAGCCCCACTATTGCCATAATCGTAGTGAGACATATCATAGTTATTTGCGTAACCTGCTCCATCTACAACAGTGCGTAAATGCGCTCGTGTATCCGCCCCGCCACTTCTTGATGTTCTAATATCGCAAGACCACATAAAGTAAATAAGACTTTGAGTAAGAACTGGTGTGTACGTTACACTCCAAAGGTCTGCAAAAGTTTCAGTAGAATTGTTTACATAAGTATTATTTGTGTAATATTCATGATTAACAATCTGACCACTAGCAGGAGTAAAACCACCCGCACTCGCATCCAACGTCTGCCCAGACGGGATAATCACCTTGTTCGCATTGGCCCCGCTAGTTGGCCCCTTGAGTGTTTGTACGATTAGCTCTGAAGCCATCTCAGTTCCTTATACAATCGTCAGTGTGCCGTTGACCGTCACTGTCGCATTCAATGTCAGTGGGCCAGTGGCTGATGCGTTGGTGTTAGCGGCAATGGTCACTGCAGTATCAAGGGCATCCTCATGCACCCTGAAGATGTCACCTAGGCCATTCGTAGTGTCGCCAGTAGCACCGTTCTCACCAAGGAAGTATCCCGCACCTGCCGGCCCTGCTAGTTCAAAGGTAGTGAATGCCACCACTGATAGTACGTCACCTGCAGTCGCTCCAGTAGCCAACACCACATCAGTGCCGTTAGCGGCTGTGTAGTCTGTAGGGTCTAAGTGTACACCGTTGAGGTATACGTCAAGGTAGCCCGGAGTGTACCCAGAGGTAGCAAAGGTAGTCTGGCTTGCAGTGGCTGTGAAGTTGTCACGAGTCTGCGTAGCCTGTGGTACTGGGATGTTTCCGATGTAACCTGACATTATGCACTCGCTTCCTGTAATGGTGTAAGGTCTTCATCAGTCCAGAAGTCCTTAGCTAACATGATCCGTAAGTGTTCTTTGTTTCGTGCAACACAATCAGCCCAGTCATCATCGCTCATGTCGTCTGGTTGTCCTGCGTTCAACAGGTTCACTGAGTCCATAGCGGCTGAGTAGTGCTGTGCGATTTGTTCTGCTGTGAGTTCTTCCATTATGCGTTCTCCAATGCTTCGACTTTGGCTGATAATTCCTTAACAGCGTTAATTAAATACCAGACTAAATTGTCTGTATCGACGGATAAAACACCTGTTGACTCTTCTTTGACCATCTGTGGGCAAACTTGTTGGATCTCTTGAGCGATAACACCAAGCTGAGTGCCTTCAATCTGAATGACATTTGATGGCTCAAGTTCTGTGATTTCATCTTCAGTGCGATATTCAAAGTTGCGGACTTGAATGGCATTGATCTTGTCTAGACCATCTGTGTTATCAACGATGTTCTTTTTCAGACGCTCATCTGACGTTGTTGACCAAGATGATGAATTGTTTGCCTGATAAGCACCTGAACCGCCACCAACAAAGGTCGTGTTGTTACCTTTACCTTGAGCATTGAATCCAATAACGATTTGCTCTTGCCCACTTGCACTGGACATATGAGCCAATCTTCCGATTAAGACGTTATACGAACCAGTTGTTAAATCGTTTGTCCCAGAAGCACCTGCGTAATGTCCAATGACGACATTTTCGTTTCCGGTTGTAATTGCTCCACCTGCATACCGTCCCATAACAGTATTTTGCGAACCAGTCGTAAGGTTACCTGATGCCGATACTCCGACAGCTACGTTGCTGTCTCCAGTTGTACTGGCGGATAATGCTGACCAACCTAGCGCAGTATTGAATGTAGCCGTAGTATTGCCTTGTAAAGCATTGTAACCAACAGCAGTATTATATCCTCCTGACGTAGTATATCTGAGCGCATACATACCACAGGCTGTGTTGTAACTTGCTGTGCTTGTATAAAGAGCATTGTAACCAACAGCAGTATTGAATATCCCTGTTGTATTTGAATATCCTGCTTGCATCCCGAAATAACTATTGCCACTACCAGTAGTGACGCTACCTCCTGCCTGATAACCGACTGCCGTCCCTGATGCACCTGTGGTGTTTGCTCCTAATGCGTCTCGTCCTATACCAACATTATTTGTACCTGTCGTATTAGAATCTAGCGCATATGCACCGATAGCTACACCGTCTGTGCCTGTGGTGTTGACAGCAAACGTGTTATATCCAAGTGCTGTATTATTACTTGTTGTGGTGTTTGCATCTAATGCTAAATAACCAACAGCCACGTTCTGTGTACCTGTGGTGTTTACAACAAGTGCCTCAAAACCGACAGCAGTGTTGTTAGAGGCAGTAGTATTATTTGCTAAGGCATTATATCCCAGTCCGGTGTTAGAATTTCCAGAACCACTAGCACTTAGTGAAGCCATACCAACAGCAGTATTATATGAGCCAGTAGCATTTGATGACATTGCTGTACGACCAACCGCAGTATTTCTTTGCCCGGATGTATTAGCTGTCAATGCCGCATAACCAAGGGCTGTGTTGTAATCACCACCTGAAGTTAAGGCATCTAAAGCCTCATTACCCAAAGCTACGTTTTCCGTACCAACCGGATAATTCCCATCCAGTTTGATTGTGCCGCCGTCTACGCTGAGATCGCCAGTTAGCGATAAATCATTTGCTGTAGTGGCTCCACGCCCCGTTACAGAATCTAAAGTATCTGCTTCAGATAGGTTGGCTAAAGACTGTGCCTTACCAATATAGCCTGCCATTAGCTTTGCTCCAGTACACTCAGGATTACGTCAGCACTGCTTGCGGTATCAGATGTCACCACAATAGTCTCTGTAGTCTCTGCAATGATCTTGCCGTCCAGTACGCTCAGGGCTGATCCTGCAGGCACTGGTGCGCCTTTCACGATGTAGGTAGACCCTAGCTGTACATCCACAGTAATGGACGATGCTGTGCGGTTTGCTACGTTGCACCCGATGACAACCGCAGTGGTTGCTGATGGCACTGTGTAGACCGTCACAGGTGATGTGCCTACAGATGCCGATGTGTAATTCTTGAACGTGTTTGCCATTGTCCTATCCTAGTGCGATTGCGAGTGCAAGAGCCTCGTCAGTTGTCCCGTATCCTGCGACTGAGTGATCACCCCATGAGTATGCAGTGTCCCAGTTGCCTGAGTTGGCTGTTGCTGATGTTAACTCTGCGGATGTAGCGTATGTGCCAAAGTCGCTGATCTGTGACTCTGTGATCGACAGTGCCGCCTGATGTTGTGTGACTGAAGACTGCGTAATGTTAGCGTCTGGTACGTTTGCCCATGTGACCGCTGTCGATAGATCGTTAGTCTCTGTGAAGCTAGTGAGATAACCAGAGTCATTAGTTAATGTGGAGATGTTGTCTCCGGGCTGAGTAGCACTATCAGCTAGTGTACCTTGTGCGGCTGTCGCATAGTCTGTAGATGCTGTCGTAGCCGCAGTACCAAGACCTAAGTTAGTACGTGCTGTAGTCGCATTAGTAAGGTCTGATAAGTTGTTAGCCGCTAATAGAAAAGAAGCGGTAGAGACTGCACCATTAACCCAAGCACTACCATCGTAGATACGAGTTACACCAGTGGATGTATTGTAATACCAATCACCTGCAGTAACTGGATCACCATTATTGTCTAATGTGGGATCAGATGTTTGCGCTCCAAGATACAAACCATCAATTGCTTCTTGTGCCGCTACAGCCTCATCTCTTGCCGCCTCTGCCGCAGTCTGTGCGCTCTGTGCCGTAGTCGCTGATGTAGCCGCATTAGTTTCTGACGTAGCGGCGTTTGTCTCGCTTGTGGCCGCATTCGTTTCACTTGTGTTTGCCGCAGATGCTGAAGATGCCGCTGAGGTTGCACTAGAAGCCGCTGACGTGGCTGAAGTAGATGCATTAGTCTCTGCAGTTTCTGCCGCTGTTTGAGCCGCTTCTGCGGCAGTCTGAGCAGTCTGAGCCGCTGTAGCCGCTGTCGATGCTGTAGTAGCAGAGCTTGCGGCATTAGTTGCGGAGGTACTTGCATTAGACTCAGAGGTAGCCGCATTAGTTGCAGAGGTAGCGGCATTGCTTTCTGAGGTTGCCGCATTACTTGCTGAAGTAGCGGCTGATGAAGCTGAAGAGGAGGCGGCTGTTGCAGATGCGGCGGCGTTAGTTGCTTGCTGAGTTACTTCAGTAACTGTAGCGTCAGTTGTTGAATCACCTGCACCACCAATACCACGAAAGATAGCCATTACACTCTCCAGTTAGAAATAAGATAGGGGAGCCTGAGTAGACTCCCCCGGACTCTGTTTATACTACAACAGAGAGTACGTTCTCTTGACGGAGAACCTTGGTGCCGTACAGAGTGTCAGCAGTGAACAAGTTCGCAAGGAACTCTTGCTTGTACTGAGTCTGTGAACGTACAGCCATTTGCTCTGCAAGAACGAAAGCGTCCTTGTGCATCATAGTCATGACACGACCAGAAGTGGTAGTACCAGTGACAGTTGGAGCGTTAGATGTAACGTAAACGTCAACACCGTAAAGCTGACCAATCTGACCGTTGTTAACACCACGACCGTTGACAAAGTCAGAAGACACGTAACGCTCAATGCCCATGATAGTGTTGCGAATCACAGGAGGGATAATCAATACACGACCTTCCATAGGAACATCAGCATCATCCAACCGTTGAATCATGTTGCGGAAAGCCGCATCAGAGAACGCTTCAAGAGCAGTAGAGTCATCGTAGTCAATCAAGACATCAGATGCACCGTTGATCTGGTAGTGAGACTGAGTAGCATCAGCACCATCAGCAGTACCTGCATCGTTTGACACGTTCAACAACTCTGCGAACAGATCGTCATCGACTTGCTTAGCAAGAGCGTAACCTGCATCGTCAGTGTAGAAACGGCGGAGTGAATCCAACGCCTGTACTTCTGTGATGTCCTCGATCAAGCGTGAGTATTCGTAGTGCTTGTCGATAGTGATTATAACTTCTGTGTTAGCAGTCTGTTGAATTGTTACAGTGTCAGCCGCTGTCTTAGCATTGGCCGCGCCACGGACAGGCTTAGGAATGTGAAGAGTATCACCTTTCTTACCAGTCATAGGCATTTTGTTTACGAGGTTAGCAAGAACGAGGTTTTGCTTGTACGCCGCAATGATTTCATCTGACCACAGTTCTGGAATGAACGTAGCCGCGTTTGCTAAAGTAACGGTATTGTTACTTGCGGGGGTTAAGTTTGCCATTGTAAATATCTCCTAATAGCTATTTAACTCGACCCTCAGCATATGCTTGGCGAATCTCAGCCGCCAGTTCTTGATATCTGTTAGGGTCTGTTTGCATAAGTTTAATAATATCAGCACGACGATAGACTTTACGACTTGGCTTTTCGCCTGACCCTTTAGCAGTACCAGTAGAAGCAGATTTTAACTGACGCTTACGGTCAGCCTCTTGCATCTCAACAGTTTCACTAACTAAGTTCTGACGTTCCTTCCAAGTATTTAAAAGTTCATCAGCACTGTCAAAGTCAAACCGTTGGTCTGCACGTTGGTACAATTCAGTCCGTACCTTAGAAGCCGCTACCCATTCTCCAAACCTACTATCCTGAATGATTTCATTGAAATCGGGATGGCTACGTTGGAGTTTGTTTAGGATCTCCTGTTGCTTCATGGCGCGAGTAACTTCTTCTGCTTCCCTAATTTTAGGATGCTTCGCAATTGCTCGCTCTACTGCTTTCTTTGGATCATCAAAGAAATCAATGTCGTCTTCTTCGTCTTCTTCTTTTTGTGGGCTATTGGCTTCAAGTTGCGTCTTTACGAAATTATCAACTATCTGACGTAACTCACCAACTTCTGATGATTGTTTACCTAAAAGTTTCTCAGCCTCTTGATGCATTCGGACAACATCTTTGATATCCTTACCCTGATATTTCTCAGGAATGCTTTCTTCTTGTGCTTCTTGAATCTCTTCAGGTTCTGCAGGTTGTTCCTCTTCCGGAATCTGCGTCTCTTCATCTTCTAAGTTAGCGAGTGCTTCCCCGTCTTCTGGTTGATACTCGGGACTCTCATCTATAAAACGTGCCATATTGTTAAACTCCGTGCCGTAGCATTATGGAAAGTTATTTACGTGCGGCTCTCTCATGATCCTTAGCCCACCTATCGTCTTTATCCGGCCAACCGTGACCAACGAAATGTGTTCGGACAGGAGAGATTATCCGTACTGATGTTTCACCGCATTCCTTACAGGTTGAGAAGTCACAGTCTGACGAGTCAGCCCAGTCTTCCTCTGTATGGTTACATACGGTGCATTTATAATCGTATCGCCTAAGCATTATTTCGGCCCCTGCAATACGTCATAAGCTGTTTTGATACCTGTCTCAAAGCGTCTCACTCTGAACAGTGCATCGCGTTCACCTTTGACAAACGCTAAATGTGTTTCACTCTTAATATCTTCTATACGATGTCTATCAAGAATTTCGTTAATCTCTTCGATGA